AACGTCTGGTATAGATCGCTATGGGAACGCCGAGTTATGGTGCACCTGGACAATAATCCTAGCGTAATTGAATGGTCAAATGAAGAAATCGTCATACCTTATTTATCCCCAGTTGACAATAAAATACATCGATATTTCCCAGACTTTTTTGTAAGAATGCGAACAAAGTCAGGAGTAACAGAGGCAATGATTCTTGAGGTTAAGCCATTGGTACAAGCAAAACCACCAAAACAACAAAGTCGAGTTACTCGACGATACATTCGTGAAGTAATGACTTGGGGCGTAAATGAAGCGAAGTGGAATGCTGCACTTAAATATTGCGAAGATAGAGAATGGAAATTTAAGATTATTACAGAGAGAGATTTAGGTCTATAATGTCGTTACTTAATAAAATTAGTGCAGAGTTAAGCGCAGCAAATATACGCCCAAGAACGGACGCCGCAAGAGCATGGTTAGGAGAAAAGATAAGAAAACTTCGTATACCGTCAGATCGATCTAATGTTCTAAACGACGCTTCGAGAATTTCTCCAAAAGCATTCGTTGGACGTATGTATTTTTATCATTACGATCCAAAGTACAAGGATATCCTACCAGTCTATGATAAGTTCCCGCTGGTCATTCCAATCGAAATGTATTCTGATGGATTTCTAGGTCTAAATTTACATTATCTAGATCCATACAGCAGACTTGCATTGCTGGATAAACTACTAGATTTCATAAACAACGATAAATACAATGACACGACCAAGTTTAATTTGTCATATGATTTATTGACTAGATCGCGTCGATATAGAATTATTGAACCATGTATTAAGAGATATTTGTTAAATCACATTCGCTCGTCGCTAATTTACATCGAGCCTAACAATTGGGAAACGGCGATATTCCTCCCAACCGCAAAGATGGTGTATAAGAAATAATGGCAGACACAACAGAAGAACAATTAGAAGAAGTATTGGTCGAGAGTGGTCGCGATAGTCGATACTATAATATCAATAAAATTTTATCGCAAAATTTTCTAAAGAGTGCCAAATTTTCTATGAGGTTATACAACACTGCTGCTGTAAATGCTAACTTTGTTGACGTTAAATCTGAGGATTTGTCTTTTTTATGCGATGCAGTAGAATTTCCAGGACAGTCACTAACTTCTTCTGAGTATAGAATTCCAGGAAAATTAAAGTTAAAAGTTCCTTATCTCAGGGAATTAAATGAGATAACAGTTTCATTTTATCATAACGATAAAATCCCATTGTATGCATACTTTACAAATTGGATTCAAAACATTTCACCAACAAATTCAACAAACGAATATTTTAACAATATAGTTGGTTCTATGAGCATTGTACAATTTGATGAAGTTGCTGGTGTTAGAGGATTTATACGAGACATATTTAGCAGCCCTATAGGTGGCGTCAACACTAACCTAAGAAAATACATGACAGTAGATCTTGAGAATGTATACCCATTAAGTTTTTCTTCTATGCCATCAAACTGGGCTGATGATGGATTTCATAAAATGAACGTCACATTCTTTTACGAAAACATTAATGTTAAAATCGGTGTTAAAAATTTAAAATTTAAAGATTTAATGGATTCTGGAAATATTGTAGATATTCCTGTAAATTCACCAGCCAGACCACCGACTAATTTAGATTTTACGGTGAACAATAGTGGAACTAGATTTGCTTAATGAGGAATAATTATGCCATTGCCTAAAATTGATTTACCGATTTTCGAATTAAAGTTAGTATCCTTACCAAACCCAGTTAAGTTTAGACCTTTCCTAGTAAAAGAGGAAAAGTTATTGCTTATGGCACTACAGAGTGGTGAAGAGGATACCGTATTCAAGACTATCAAACAAATCATAAACAACTGTTTGGTAGAAGAATTAGATATTGATAGACTACCAATCTTTGATGTGGAGTATTTGTTTCTAAACTTGCGAGGTCATTCAGTTGGCGAGAAAGTTGAAACTTACTTTATGTGCCGAAATGTAGTTGGAACTGAGAAAAACGAAGAAGGATTAGAAGTCGAAGTAGAATGTAAACACATGATGCCTGTGACGATTAACATCATGGATATTAAACCACCGATTGCTGATCTTTCGCCAAAAGTTTACATTACTGATAAAATTGGTATTGTGCTGAAGTTTCCTACTCTGAAGACATTTAAACCTGTATCAGATATGGTGACTACAGAAAACAATGATAAAGTCTTTGATATGATTTATGAGTGTGCAGAGTATGTGTTTGATGACAATGGTATGTACTATGTTAACGAGAGTCCAAAAGAGGAGTTCGTGCAGTTCCTTGAGTCTCTAACTCAGGAACAGTTTGATCGTATAACAGATTTCTTTGAACAACTTCCAAAGATCAACTACGACTTAGAGCACGAATGTCAGAAATGCGGATTCAAGCATAACTTGCATATGGAGGGTCTCACCGATTTTTTTACATAAGTTTTCGTGGCGCGAGTTTAAAGGCGTACTACGAAAACATGTTTACATTAACTCACCAATACAAATATACTCTTACGGAATTAGAGAATATGATTCCGTGGGAAAGAGACATGTATGTTGGAATGGTGAATACTTGGGTGAAAGAAGAAACGGAGAAACTCAAACAGAAACAAATGGAAGCACAGCAAGATCTATCTAGAATGTTGAAGAAGAATAAGAGAAGATAATGTCTATTTCATCAATCGCATCCCAGTTATACACCATTCAAAGCAAGAAGAACGTACCGTTAAAAACGGCATTCAGCATGATGGTGCGTGAAGACTTGGCAATGCGTTTCTCTGTGTACAATCTGGCAAAGATTATTACCAAGTCTGATTTTATTGCGAGCGTTGCGCAGACTGCATTAGGATCTCGTACTCCATTGCAGAAAAAACAAGACGAACAAGAATTAAGAAAAGAAAAACAAAATAAAAAGTTTCAACAATTTACAGTAAACTCAGTTGTAAATCTAAACAAAAAGATTAATCTACTCGCTGCGATTACAGAAAGAAATACTGCATTGATAAATGGCATTTACGGTGAGTTGGGTGCATTTAGAATGCAACGCAGAATGAATATCAATAACTTTAATCCAAGTGCAATTAAAATTCCTGCTGCTAATAAAACTGTTAAGGGTCAGATTGATATGATCAATAAACAGTTAGAAGAATTAAAAAAGAAGACACCGAGAGCCAAAGTCAGAGGTGTAACTGCTAAGAAACCAAAACCAACCAAAGAAAAGGAGGTAGATTCTAGTCTCCTAGGTGCCTTGCTTCCAATGCTAATTAAGAATCCTAAACTATTAGCATTATTGGGAACTGGAGCATTAAGAACATTAGGATTAGGGACTTTAGCAGCGCAAGCATATTCTCTCTATAATCTTCCTGGTGCTGCTGGTCGAATAGCAACTCGCATGGGCGGCAAAGCAGCATACGATGATCCTATCACAGAGCAAACAAGTCAGTTTGTAGATACAGGAATAACAACACTTGGAACTTACACTGCAGCAAGAGCAATCACAGGTGCAACCTCTATGTTTAAGAATAGAGGAAAATCTAAATTGCAACCAGTTTCCATGAGAGAAGCACGCGCCCAAATTCAAGGAAAGATGCAAAAAGAATTTATGAGAAGCGGAATGACTTCTCAGCAAGCATTCGGTAAAGCAAGCAAACGATCTGCGCAGTACTTAAAGTATGCATCTCAAATTAAAAAGTTTAAAGTTGTAGATTCTGCGCTTAGAGGATTGGGTAGAAGACTGCCTGCAGTTCAATTAGCAACTGTTGCCTTTGAATTATCAAGAATGTCTAATTACACAGCAGATAGAGCATCAGGAACTATATCACAAGATCAATATAAAGAAAATATGACCAACAGTTATCAAAATTTAATTGAGTATGTTGGTATGCCTGCGATGGGTGCTGTGTTAGGTGGATTGGCAGGAACAGCAATGTTTCCTGGAGTTGGTACTTCATTAGGTGTATTTGTTGGAACGTTGGGTGGTTATCTCGGCTCGTTTTTCTTAGACGAAAGAGAAGTCGCTGAGAAAGTGTTTTCTATGATACATGAGGATAAACCATACAAACCAGAACAACCTGAAACAGATTTGCCTGATGAGAATGCTGAAGTCAATGGCGATGTTCGACGCGCAGGTGAAAATTTTAAAGGGGCAGCATCTGCCGCTGAAATTGGTGCTATAACTACCACCGATAAAGATTTTATGTTAAAAGTAGAACAAGTTTCGACAAAATACAATTTAAAACCAGAAGATCTTTTGGCTGTTATGTTTGCTGAAAGTCGTCTAGATCCTGCAGCAAAAAATCCTAAGGGATCTGCAACTGGATTAATCCAATTTACTGAATCAACTGCCAAGTCTTTAGGAACAACAACTGCTGCTTTAAGAATGATGTCTAGAAGCGCGCAAATGGATTATGTCGATAAGTATTTTGAGTCTGTGCAATTACCTAAATCTGGTGTTGATCGAGGAACACTTTACTCATATATTTTCTTACCAGGATTTGCAAGGCAAGGAAAAACAGTATTAGCATCAGCAACTGATCCAGAAACTGCGAAATATTATAACCTTAATAAAGGTCTTGATGTTGTACCACCATTTGGTGTTATTACAACCGCAGATCTTGCAGAAAAAACTTCGAAGTATAGTACTGCTGCATTTATTAGAGGGATGGTGCCTCCAGTAGAAACACCTTCTACTGGTGTTGCGGTAGAAAAACCACCAGAAACTCCTACTGCATCAAATGATCAAGATAAAACAGATAAGGTATCTGACAACACACAAATTCAAGCACAAGCAGCATTGCAAAGTGCTGTAGGAATAGGAACACAGGTAAGATTGCTCGCCGAACAAACAGGCAATAGGATTACTAATCTTGAATCTATAATTCCTAAAGAGAATCCTAGATACACGCACAATGATCCAACTCTCGCTTCGTATATTATGAATGGTAACAGATCTAGTATTTTTGACAAATAAAAAAAAGGGGGACCGAAG